CTATTACAGGCGTAGGAGCGACCAGTGCTTTAGGCACTGTTATCATTCATGAAAACGAAGTTGTAGAAGTTACTGGTTTTGGTTTGACAGCTAGTGTTGGTGCTGTTTCTACAGTAGCAAAAGCTAACGTAGTACCAGAAGGTCAAAGCGCTACAGCTGAAGTAGGCATAATATTTGTGTATGGACAAATTGATACAAGTCAAACACCAGACTACTCAGATGTTGCTACAAGTCAAACTCCAACATATACTACAATTACAGGTGGTCGTGACGCTGCTTAAATGAACACACGATTTACAGAGGAAAAATAAATGGCAAGTACATATGTAAATGATCTCAGATTAAATGAGATGGGCACTGGTGATGAGTCAGGAAATTGGGGCGTAGTGACCAATTTGAATTTGGAGCTGATTGGTGAAGCTTTAGGTTATGGAACAGAAGGTATCACTACCAACGCAGATACTCATACATCTACAGTAGCAGATGGAGCTACAGACCCAGCAAGAGCAATGTATATCAAATACACAGGCACACTAGATTCAGCTTGTACTATTACTATAGCACCTAACACACTCAATAGGATGCACTTTATAGAGAACGCAACTACAGGTTCTCAAAACATAATAATTTCACAAGGCACTGGTTCTAACGTCACGATTCCAGCTGGCGACACTAAAGCAGTATTCTTAGATGGTGCTGGTAGTGGAGCAGCAGTTACTGATGCTTTTGCTAGTCTTTCTACAGTAGACCTAAAAGTACAAGACGATTTAACAGTTACAGATGATGCCTCAGTAGGGGGTGACCTATCTGTAACAGGTGCATTAGACGTTGATGGAGCTACCACAACAGATGGCATAACAAACGCTGGTAACTTCTCTACAGATAGCGGAACAATCAAACTAGATGGAAACCACCCAACAGCTACAGGTAACTCAGCTTTAGGTGATACTGCATTAGACTCACTAACAACAGGAACAGATAACACAGCGATTGGTGACAAATCTGGAACCGCAGTAAGCACAGGAGCAAACAATACTTTTGTTGGACATGATTCTGGTACAGCAGTAACCACAGCAAGTGATAATACTGCTATTGGTTCTAATGCTCTTAAAACAGCGACTACAGGACACAGTAACACAGTTATCGGAAAAAATGCTGGTGAGGCAATAACAACAGGTGCAGAAAATACATTTGTAGGTGAAAGGTCAGGTGATGCTGCAACCACAGGTAGCAACAATACAGGTGTGGGTCATAAGGCTTTAAGTTCTGTAACTACAGCAAATCAAAATGATGCTTTTGGTAATGATGCTTTACTATCATTAACTACAGGCACACGAAATGTTGCAGTTGGTTCGTTTTCCGCAGATGCTTTAACAACAGCAAATGATACTACAGCTATTGGAAATCAAGCTTTAGGAGCAGTAACTACGGGTCTAAAACATACTGCTGTGGGAGCATATGCTTTAGATGCAGTTACAACAATAAATGAACTAACAGCAGTTGGTTATAATGCTTTAACTGCTTGTACTACTGGTGCATCAAACTCAGCTTTTGGTGCTTACGCTCTTGCTGCTGCAACAACAGGACAACAAAATACAGGGATTGGATATGCAGCAGCATATCAAACCACCACAGGGTCAAAAAACACAGCAGTAGGAGATTTTGCTTTAGGAGATAACACTACAGGCGATGAAAACACGGCAGTGGGTTCTGGTTCTTTAGCAGCGCTTACGACTGGAGAAAAAAATGTTGCTGTAGGCTTTCGTGCTGGAGCAGCTATAACGACAGGAGTTAGAAACGTACTTATAGGTGATGATGCTGGAGACGCTTTAACATCTGCTGGTTCTAACGTAGCCATAGGCTATCAAGCATTAGGTACTGATACACTTGGACAACATAACGTAGCATTAGGGCAAGATGCTTTATCTACTCAAAACTTTACTACTGCAACTAATTCTTACAACACAGGTATTGGTAGTGCTGCTTTAGCTTCAAACACTACAGGAGTCTATAACACAGCGTTGGGTGGTATAGCTTTGGCAGCAAATCAAGCTGGTCAAAAACATACTGCTATAGGATATGGTGCTGGTCAAGATTTAACAGGTGGTGAAGAAAATACATTAGTTGGTTATTTGGCTGGCGAAAATCTTACGACTTCAAGTGGTAACGTAGCGATGGGTCAAGAAGCGTTAAAAGATAACACGACTGGAAACTTTAACGTAGCCATAGGTAGAGAATCTTTGGCTAGTGTTACAACAGCAGCAGATAATGTTGCTGTCGGTAAAGCTGCTTTAGATACTGTTTCAACAGGTACAAGGAACACAGGTATTGGTAAAGTTGCAGCAGACCTTTTAACAACTGGTAACGATAATATTGCGATAGGTTCAAATGCTGCTGACAACCTAGTTACTGGCAGTCAAAATATTTGCATAGGAAATGATACTTCTCTTTCAGCTACTAGCGGTGGTAATCAAATCGCAATGGGGCAAAACGTAACTTGTTCAGGTAATAGTAATTTTACATTTGGTGATGGAACTACTGACTCTAATATAGCTTTTGGTGCTACTACAATAACAGCACCTTCTGATATAAGATTAAAAGAAGATATAGAGGATGAAAAGATTGGACTAGACTTTATAAATGAATTAAGACCAGTAACTTTTAGATGGAAAAAAGCTAAAGACGTACCAGCAGAAATGAAGGCACATAATCCTGAGTCTGAAAAAAGAGTTATGAATGGTAAGTACAATCATGGTTTTATAGCACAAGAAGTCAAAGAAGTTATTGACAGATACGACTTAAAAGATGGCTTTGATATGTGGACAGAAGATGAAGCTGATGGTAGACAACGTATTGGTGAAGCATCTTTAATGCCTTTAATGGTTAAGGCAGTACAAGAACTTTCGGCAAGAGTCGAAGAATTAGAAAACAAGGAGTAAAAATGGCAATAACAAAAACAATAACAAGTTGTATTCCATACGTTAACAGCAATAACAAAGTTGATAAATGGGATATAGAAATGACTTATGAAAACGATAATGAGGGTGATGCAACTTACTATAAATCAAGATTTTCTAAGACAGTTAATCAAAAAGATACTGATGCAGATGGTAATGTAATAGCAACTAACTTTACACTTAAAGCTAAAGGTAGTTGGAGCAACGCTGATTTAGTAGCAATATGTCCTGTATCTACATGGGACACAGTATTTGCGCAACAATTTGATAGCGTTATTACTAATCCACCAGCAGAAAGTACACCTGATAACGAATTTAACGTACCTAGTTAATGGCAGAAGTTACAGTACATAACATGCCTTCTGTTTACGTTATGGAAACAGAAATGCCTTTGAGTATGGTAAATGACCTTAACGATTATCTTGATGAGTACAAAGAAGACCAAGATAAAAAATCATTAGCCAATACTTTAGTAGGGCAAATATCTCAAGGCGAACAACTACTAATGGATAACGAAGACTCCAGAGTAAAAGAATATTCTGAGTTTATATGTAGTCTTGGTGCTGATTACATAAACTTTTTTCATAATAATACAGGTGCAAGTTTAAATTCACCAAAAGCAGTATCAATAGATGAAACTTGGTCAGTACATAGTTACGAAGGCGACTATAACCCTATACACGATCATGGCACTAAAACCATTATGGGCATATCAACGACTGGTTGGACAAAAGTACCCCAACAAATATTAGATCAACCCTCGGCTGGTTCGCCTGAGTATTCTTTATACAACGAGTCTGGCGATTGTGATGGCTACATTGCTTTTCAATATGGAAGAAACGAATTGATGAATACAACTAGACTAAGACCACCACAATCTTTTGTAATCAAACCAACTGTAGGAAAACTTTTAGTATTTCCATCTTGGTTACAACACATGGTATATCCCTTCAAAGGTGAGGGAGAAAGAAGAACAGTAGCATCTAACTTAAATTGTTGGGATGTTCCAAAAGAGTCATAAATAGAAGGAGAATGATATGTTAGATACAATCTTAACAATAATACAAATAGCACCTTGGGTTATATCAGGTGCTTCTTTGATTTGTGCTTTGACACCCACACCCAAAGATGACCAAATCATAGGTAAGATTTATAAACTGATTGATTGGTGTGCTATCAATGTCGGTAGAGCCAAGGAGAAGTAGATGAGTTTTTGGAACAAAGTTGTAGACTTTTGGACTGGCACTGAAAGAAAAAAAATTAGAGCTAGAGATGAAGATGGAAGATTTGTAGGCGATGATGAATCAACACCTGATGTCAATGAAGCCTACGAAGAAATAAGAGTCAAAAAAGCAAAAAAATAATGGCTACTGCAAAAGACGCACTGCATCAAATTAATTCACATGAGAAAGAGTGTGCTATACGTTATCAAAACATAGAAAAACGACTTGAAGAAGGCTCTGAAAAATTTAAAAAATTAGAGAATATGCTTTGGGGTGTTTACCCATTCATGGTAGGAGCTATTGTTCTTACAAAGTTTTTATAAGATTATGAGTGACAGAGAAAGTTCTGGCAGATTTGGTGGAGACATGGACAGAAACGAGGTGGAAATTGACCTTAGTAAATTCATGGAACTACTACAAGAACAATCCAGACTAAAAGACAAAATTAGAGAGTTAGAAGATAAAGGCAACAGAAACCCTCATCAAAAATGGATATATCTCGCACAAGCTGTAGACAGTTGGCGTATTTTTCCTAGAGCATTTTTAAGTGTTTATATATTTTTACTGTACTACTCAACTATGTGGTTTATGGCGTTGCCTGAACCAAGCTTTGAGCAATCAGGCTTAATATCAATCATTGTTGGAGCTGGAGCTGCTTGGTTTGGTCTATACGCTGGTACATCTGGTTCATCAAAAAGCTTTAAAGGCGAAGATAAATAATGGAGGTTTTTGACCTCATAGCAGAAGTTGGTCTGCCAATAGCTGGTGCTTTAATTATGGCTTACTTTATATTCTTGGTCATGAAACAGCTTATGGATGGTTTGATTAGTGAAATCCAAACTGTACAAGGAATTACCAAAATGCTCATCACTAGAGCTTCTATTATGAATAATGATATGATTCGCATAGACACAAGTGTATCTAGTGCTCTTAATCTGCCACCAGACTTGGACAGGATAGCTAGAGCTGAAAACTTTGTAGAGGATGGAAAGATAGATGCCAGAAGAGATTAATGGACATAGTACAGATAGTAGCTGATTTTGGTTTTCCAGTAGTGATGGTAGTTGGACTAGGCTACTTTGTTTACTTTGTGTGGCAAACGATTACCAATAAGATCGACCCAGCTGTACAAGAAATGAAAGGCACAATCATACGTTTGACAGATCAGCTCAGGCTGCTCGACCAAGACATGATTCGTCTTCAGCAAAAAGTGAATACAGTTATTGAGATTAAAGAACAAGATGGCAAAACAACAGAACCAAAGAATGAATAAAAAGTTGATTTGCAAACGCATAAAACAACAACAGGATAGACGTAATGGATAAAGAAAAGACCAAATCAGAAGACCAAGCATTTTTAGATGCAGATTTCAACAATATTATGTATGAAAAGTATGGTAAGAAATGGACAGAGTACCAAGAGGCAGAAGTAAAAAGAATAGAAAGAGAACAGTTAGTCTCAATAGACAACGTAATATTTGAACCTATGCCAAAGAAAAGACCTTTTCCAAGAGACAAGTACATTTATGAAGACGAAAGTTATAATGCAGAACAAGATACGATCTACCTTAACAAACTAGGTAGAACTATAGAAATAACATCTTGTGCATTTATTTTATTATCTTTAATTGGATTTTTAGCGGTTTTTGTTTGGGCAAAGTTCTTATGACAGACTGGGATAAAATAGTAGCAATACTAGGTATCATTTTAGTATTGTTGGTCACTACTTTTTCTGTAGTAGCTGATGAAATGACTCACAAGTTTAAGAACCCAAGCTTTTCAGGTATAGGAACATCCAGTCATTATCTGACTATAGAAAATCAAGAGTTCAACAGAAAAGAAGCAATACGAGAAGAACTTAGAGCATATACTGAAGACCTAGAAAGAGAAGCAGAAAACACCACGTTAGCCCGGTTCATACGAAATCTTGAATCACGCATCTATGCACAGCTTTCAAGACAATTAGTGGATAGTTTATTTGGTGAGACTGCTTCTGAGTTTGGCATTTTGGAATTGGAAGGAAACACCATAGAATATAGGGTAGAAGACGATAAGGTTACTTTAATAATTACAGATGAAGAAGGCAATACGACAGAAATTACTGTACCTCTTGGTTCTTTCACTTTCTAGTTGTGCTTTAATTGTAGACCCATTAGACAATGGAATACCACCTATTAGAAATATTGAATCAGCAGAGGTTGGCTCCTTATTGACCAAACTAGCAGAAGTACCTTCACCTATACGAAAACCTGTAGTAGCTGTCTACCCAAGCTCTTTTAAAGACAACACAGGACAACGCAGAAGCAATAGTCAATACGCAAGTTTCAGTACAGCCATAACACAAGCTCCTGACGCTTACCTCATAAGAGCACTAAAACACTCTGGTGTGTTTGAAGTGGTAGAACGTACAGGACTAGACAATCTAACAAAAGAACGCCAAATTATTCGTACAACCAGAGAAAGTTTTGATGAAACTCAAAAGGTCAAACCTTTACTTTTTGCTGGGTTATTGATGGAGGGTGGTGTAGTCGGTTATGAAACCAATGTCAAATCAGGTGGTGCTGGAGCAAGATACTTAGGTATTGGAGCTTTGAAAGAGTATAGGCAAGATTCTGTCACCATATCCTTACGCACAGTTTCTGTGAGCACAGGTAAAATTTTGATTGAAGTTTTAGTAACAAAAACAATACTTAGTTCAGCAGTGTCTTCAGATGTGTTCAGATTTTATGCAAACAATACTGAGCTAGTTGAAATAGAAAGTGGTATAGTAGAGAATGAGTCTATAAACATTGCTTTACAGATGGCAGTAGAGACTGCGGTATTGCGTACAATAGAGGAGGGCTATGAAGAAGGCTATTGGCAAAAGGATAAGAAGACTGATATTGGTAAGCCTGATTGCGATGACGAATGTATCGCTACTATTAGGGGCTGACAACGAAATATACATAGATCAGTCAGGTGCTACATCTAACTTGGATATAGAACAAGTTGGGGGTAGTGGAAACATAATTGGTGGGTCAGATGCTACAGCTGGCTCTTCTAATATGACACCATTAGATTTAGATGGTGCAACCATGACCTTAGATATATTGCAAAAGGGCTCAACAAATAAATTCTTGGGCGATATATGGGCAGATAACTACACAGGCTACTTCTCGTTTATAGGCGATACAAATACATTTAACATGTCTACAGACGAAACAAACGCTACTGGAGCTGATGGTTCTAATGTAAACGTACAAGTCACAGGCAACACGAACACCATGACTCTCAATCACGCCATGACTGCACTAGCAGCTAATTTGGATTTAGATTGGATTATTCAAGGTGGTGGTAACAGTATCACAGCATCCATAGATGTAGATGGTGCTACTAACTACATGGATATAGATGGTTCAGACAACACAGTAACATACGATGGAGATGGATATGCTGGTGGTTACTTCTATCTAGATCATACAGGTGGTTCAAGAACTTTTAACATAGACCAAGAATCAACTCAAGATAATGATTGGCTCAAGATTACGTCTGTTGGCTCTAATGGCACAGTTTGTGTCACTCAGTCAGACTCAACTACTTCATTCGTCTGTTGACATAGGTTCTATCTCAGAAGTTAGAGGTAATGCACAAGTTCTCAGAGACAAACCTTATGGTGCTGAATTAAAGTTTAACATCCAACAAATGGATGATGTCCGCACAGAAGCTGGCAGAGTTGCCATAACTTTTGAGGATGATTCAACAGTCAAACTAACAGAACATTCTAAACTGGTTATAGATGAATATATCTATGACCCTGACCCCTCAAAGTCAAAAATGGCTTTGAAATTTGCAAGTGGCACAGCACGATTTATTACAGGCAAATTCAATAATAAAAGCAATATATCTATTAAGACACCTACAGCTGACATAGCTATTAGGGGCACAGATTTTACTTGTACAGTAGATGAGCTTGGAAGGTCTTTGGTTATATTGCTACCAGATGAAAATGGCATATCTAGTGGTGAAATTATTGTAGCTACTGCTATGGGCAGTGTTACACTCAACAAGCCATATCAGGCAACTACAGTATCTGTTTACGAAAACAGCCCAACAAAACCAGTAACTTTAGACATATCACTAGACTTGATTGATAACATGCTGATTGTTAATCCTCCAGAAGAAACAGAACAACAGGCAGAAGAAATACAATCAAGAACAACAGTAGATTTTTTAGAGTTTGATGACTTAGATATAGACTATCTTAATGAAGATTTTTTGGATGCTGAAGCTGACCTTGAGTTTACAGAATTAGATATAAACTATTTGGATGTAAATTTTCTTGAAGATTTACTCAATGTGATTGATGCACTAGCTATATCAAAAGAAGAAGACCAATTAAAACAAGGTGGTGTAGGTATTCGCATAGTAGGAACTAACATAGGTCAAGACAAAGATACACAGATAACTACTATAGTCACAGGTCAAAATATTAGTCTTACCAGAACAGTCAGCCAAAGTGTTAAACTAAACTTAGATGGTTCTGATAGCTATACGATAATATTGATACAAGATGGTGTGTCTAACACAGTTAAAATTAATGGTGGTTCTTCTACAACAATAAAAATCAAGCAAGGTTCTGGATGAAAAAACTTATACCACTATCACTCATACTTATATTGGTCTTGCCATTTATCTATCAAACCACGCCACTTGAAGTTCTTAAACTTAGAACTTTTGATGCTTTAATACCAGAACAGAATGAAAGTGGTAATTTTGTAATACTAAACATCACTGAGAATGATATTGCTAATGAAGGCGGTTATCCTTTATCAAGACAAACCTTAGCTCAAATACATATTAACCTTTTGCGTAGAGGAGCTATGGGCGTAGGTTGGGTTATGGCTTTTCCGCAACCAGATAGATTTGGTGGTGACTTTGAGTTTATGGAAGCACTCTCTTTCTCTCCCAGTGTTCTTGCTATGTTTGAAGGAGAGGGAGACTACCCACCTACATCTGGAACAGTTATTTTAGGTGAAGATGCTGGTGGTATGATGACAGAAGGCGTCATAGAGAATATAGATGTTTTAAAACAAAACAGTGCACAAGGCATAGCAGTAGCTAGAACAGACGTTGACAATCTAATTAGAAGATTACCACTGCTAATGAAAACACCAGATGGTTGGGTGTCTTCATATGCCACAGAAGTTTTGAAAGTTTTGGCTGGAGCTGAAACATATGTGATTAAAACTAACGATAATGGCATAGAACAAATCAGAGTAAGAGGCATACCACCTGTATCAGTAGATTCATTAGGTCGTAAGTGGATTAGTTGGGTAGACACACCACAAACCAATCTTTCTGAAATGGATGTAGAAAATAAATTTGTATTTGTAGGATTCACTGCTAAAGGCATCATGCCTCAATTAGCAACTCCTGTAGGCTTGTTAGAGCCACACAAAATACAAACAGCTCTAGCTGAGTCAATATTGATAGAAAACAGCCCCTATGTGCCTGATTGGTCGTTTGCAGTCGAATTTATGACTTTATTGTTGTCGATAATACTTATTTGGGTAATTTTAAGTATTTCAGGCATAACTCTAGGCATATCTTTGGGCGTTATTGTGATGTTATCTACAGGTTATACAGGATATTACTTAATACAGTCAGGAATCTTAATTGATGTCACTTGGACACTCATTTCACAGTTTATTACAGGTTCTACAGCGTTTTATATGCGTTTTAGAGAGCAATATAAGGCTAGACAGCTCATAAAACAGCAATTTGGTAAGTATTTAGACCCTAGAATGGTCAAAAAATTGCAAAAAAACCCAGAATTATGCCAAATTAATGGTGCTAGGGTCGATTGCTCCATAATTTTTACCGATTTAAGGGGTTTTACAAGCCTTTCTGAGTCAGTAGAGCCAGAAGTCGTCACTTACATCATGAATTCTGTTTTAGACGTACAAGTACAGGCTGTAAATAAATTTTCAGGCGTTACAGACAAGTTTATAGGCGATGCTGGTATGTTTCATTTCAACACAATCATTCCACAAGAAGACCATCATCAATTAGCATGTGACGCTGCGAAACAAATAGAGAAAAACATTGTCGAATTAAACCAGCGTTTTGTAGAAGAAGGCATACCAGAAATAGCCATTGGTATTGGTGTAAACAGTGGAATTTGCATTGCTGGAAATTTTGGGGCTACAGATAGATTTGCGTTTAGTTTAATAGGTGACCCATGCAATGTAGCAGCTCGTCTTGAGTCAGGAACCAAGGAGGCTGGTGTAAGTACCCTCATAGGGCACGAAACAGCACAAAAGTGTAAATATGTGTTAAAGTCACTACCAGATTTAACAGTTAAAGGAAAAGCTGAGGCGTTAAAAGTATATACATGGGCATGAAATTATCATTAATACTAGGAGGCTTGTTAGTTGTAACTGTTGCCAGTTCAGCATGGTATATAGACTATCAAGCAGACCAAATAAGCACGCTGAAAGGTAATCAGTTAGTCTTGGAAACTAAAATACAAGAACAAAACGAGGCTATAGAAAACCATTTAAAGCAAGCAAAACAACAACAACAGCAAATGAATACGCTTGCAAACGAAAATAGAAAAGCTCTTGCAAACGTAAACAAACTTAGAAAAACATTTGCAAACTTAGACCTAGATGAATCAGCATTAGCAAATCCAGAAGACTTACAACGTAGAATAAATAGAGGCTCAGAAAGAGTAATGCTTGAGCTTGAGAAACTAAGCAACCCAAATCAATTTGATGAAGAATATACTGATAGTTAGTCTTGCAGTAATTACTGCCAGTTGCTCTATGTTGCCACAGGTCAAACCTGTGCAAGTTAAGACTATAGCTGAAAGACCACCCATATATCATCCACCCTTACCACAACCTATGAGCTTGACCAATGTAGATTGGGAAGTAATGACACCAACTACTATGCAAGAATACTTAGATAATCTTGAGTCTGGCAATGCACCTCCTAGAGCTTTTTATTCATTGTCTAGCAGAGAATACGAAAACCTTAGCATGGATATGGCTGAAATAACTCGATACACTAAGGACATACTTTCAATAATCAAATATTATAGAGAATTAGACAAACCACAGGAAAAAAATGAGTAAGACACCAGATGAATTTGTGTATAGAGCTACATTAGATCGTATAGTAGATGGCGATACTTTTGATTGCGTTCTTGACCTTGGTTTTAATGTAAAATTACACAAACAAAGAGTTCGTTTGGCTGGAATAGATACACCAGAGAGCCGCACTAGAAATTTGACAGAAAAGGCTTTAGGTCTTAAAGCTAAAGAAAGACTCAAAGAACTTTGCGAAGGCACATTTAGAATTAAATCTCTTGGGAAGGGAAAATATGGAAGGATTCTTGGCATACCTTACACAGCTGATGGAGAAGATATTTGCCAAAAACTTATTAAAGAAAAACACGCAGTTGAATACTGGGGTGGAACCAAAACAGGAAAAGTTTTGGAAGATGGAACTTGGGGAGAGTAACATGCAAATATCACAAGAAGGATTAGCGTTAATCAAAAAGTTTGAAGGTTGTGAGCTAGAGGCTTACAAGTGTCCAGCTGGTGTATGGACTATAGGTTATGGACATACCAAAGATGTCAAAGAAGGTGACAAAATTAACAAAGATGAAGCTAACTATTTACTGCAAGAAGAAATGATTGAGTTTGAAAGTTACATAGATGACATGGTTGAGGTAGAGCTTAACCAAAGTCAATATGACGCTCTTTGTGCATGGGTGTATAACTTAGGACCCTCAAACTTAGGCAGTTCTACGCTGCTCAAGGTCTTGAACGAAGGCAAATACGAAGAAGTGCCACAACAAATCAAACGATGGAATAAAGCAAATGGCGAAGTATTGACTGGTTTGATACGCAGACGTGAAGCTGAAGCTCTACTTTTTCAAGGTAAAGAGTGGAGTGAGGTTTAGCATGTCACACAAATGCACTATACTGACCCTAGACACATTGTGTTTAGGGTTGGGTAGCTACTATGTCACTACCTAGTTACTCAACCTGACTAAGTTATGAGCGACATATCATTAAAAGATTTTGATATTCTTTCTGAACAAGACAAAGCAGAAGCACTAGCTTTACTTAGTCGTTACGAACAATTAGACAAGCAAGATTCTTGTCAAAACGACTTCATGGGTTTTGTAAAACATATGTGGGGTGACACTTTTATAGAAGGCAGACACCACAGAATAATTGCAGATAAATTCAATAGAATTGCACAAGGCAAACTAAAACGTCTAATTGTGTGCTTACCACCAAGACATTCTAAATCTGAATTTGCGTCAACATTTTTTCCAGCATGGATGATGGGTCTAAATGGTGCTTTGAAAATAATACAGTGTACTCACACAGCAGAATTAGCTGTGCGATTTGGTAGAAAGGTAAGAAATCTTATTGATAGTGAAGATTTCAGAGTTATTTTTCCAAATTTAAAACTTCAGGCAGATAACAAATCAGCTGGTAGATGGACAACAAACCAAGATGGTGAATCGTTCTATGCTGGTGTGGGTGGTGCAATTACAGGTCGTGGTGCTGATTTACTTATTATAGATGACCCACACTCTGAGCAAGATGCTCTTTCGCCTAAGTCATTAGAGTCTGCTTATGAATGGTACACATCAGGACCTAGGCAAAGACTACAACCCGGTGGCACTATAGTGATAGTTATGACACGTTGGAGTACCAAAGACTTAGTAGGTAAAGTTTTGAAGAAACAAGGTGATGACAATGCTGACCAATGGGAAGTTGTCGAGTTTCCAGCGATATTACCAGAAAGTGAAAATCCTTTGTGGGGTGAATTTTGGAAGAAAGAAGAATTGTTATCAGTTAAAGCTTCATTGCCAGTATCTAAATGGAACGCACAGTGGATGCAAAACCCAACTTCTGAGGAAGGTTCTATTGTAAAAAGAGAATGGTGGCAACAATGGCAAGGCGAAGACGTGCCTGATTACAGTTATGTCATACAAAGTTACGATACTGCTTTTTCTAAGAAAGAAACAGCTGATTATTCTGCTATCACTACATGGGCTATATTTCAAGATCGTGATGAAGTTGACCAAATAATACTGTTGGATGCCAAAAGGTACAGGGTAGATTTTCCTGAGCTTAAAAGAATAGCTTTTGATGAATACAAGTATTGGGAACCAGATTGTGTGTTGATTGAGGCTAAAGCATCAGGAACGCCATTGACACAAGAACTAAGACGTATGGGCATACCTGTTACATCTTATTCACCCAGCAGAGGACAAGACAAGATAGCAAGAATGAACAGTGTTGCTCCTATATTTGAATCTGGTATGGTTTGGGCTCCTGATGAAGATTTTGCAGATGAAGTAAGAGAAGAACTAGCATCATTTCCATTTGGCGATAATGATGACTATTGTGATAGTACAACTATGGCTTTAATGAGATTTAGACAAGGTGGTTTTTTATCTTTAAAAGAAGATTATCAAGATGAAGCAAAGTTTTTGTCTAAAAACAGAACAGTGTATTATTAATGAAAATATTTTTAACAACATTTATGCACGACAAAAAAGAGTATGAAGGACCTGACATACATGCTGAAACTGAAGAAGAAGCTTTGTTGATTGCAGAATCACAAGGATTAATACTAGAAGGTGAGTTGACAGAATTAGTTTCTTTAGGTGACGAGATAAGACCTAGAGTGCTACACTAAAGATTATGGCAGTAGATAAACAATTAGGAACAGAAGACAATCCAGATATTATGGAACAAGGGTCTGCTGTTGTAGTAGAGCAAGAACCAACAAGACAAGAATTAATCTCAGACGCAGCTCAAATACTCGTTAGTGAAGATGAAGTGTTGGTAGGCGATGAGTTGCTAGAACAACCAATGCCTCAGATGGATTTTAATTCTAACTTAGTAGAATTTATAGATGAGGATATTTTACAAAAAATAGCTTCTGATTTAATGAGCTCTATACAAAGTGACAAACAATCCAGAAGTGAGTGGGAAAAAACTTACAAAGAAGGTCTTGAGTATCTTGGCATGAAGTTTGATGAAACTAGGTCACAGCCATTTGAAGGTAGTTCTGGTGTAGTGCATCCTTTATTAGCAGAAGCAGTTACTCAGTTCCAAGCCCAGAGTTATAAAGAGATGTTGCCAGCCAAAGGTCCTGTAAAGACAGAAATCGTTGGTGCTAGAACTATAGAAACAGAAAGTCAGGCTGAAAGAGTACAAGCCTTCATGAATTATTACATCATGAATGTAATGAAAGAGTATGACCCTGAGCTAGACATGTTACTGTTTTATTTACCACTGGCTGGTTCTGCATTTAAGAAAGTTTATTTTGACTTTGTTACAAACAAAGCTGTATCTAAGTTTATACCACCAGAAGATTTAATCGTGCCTTACGAAGCCTCTGACATGTCTTCAGCTGAAAGAATTACACATGCTATTAGTATGTCTTTAAATGAAGTCAAAAAACAACAAATAACAGGTTTTTATGCAAATGTAGATATACCTGAGACAGACTATGGCGAAGACGCATCTGACATAGAAGGTGCTATAGATGAAATACAGGGTGTTTCACCAAGCTACAAAGAAGATAGAAATAGAACTATATACGAAATACACACTGTTTTAGACATAGAAGGCTTTGAAGATTTGGATGCAAATGGTGAACCTACAGGTCTTAAACTGCCTTATATTATCACCATAGATGAAAACTCAGAGACTGTTCTAGCTATTAGAAGAAACTACTTAGAACAAGACCCACTCAAGAACAAAATTAATTATTTTGTGCAATATAAGTTTTTACCGGGATTAGGATTCTATGGCTTAGGTCTATCACATATGATTGGTGGTTTATCTAAAGCTTCTACTTCTATACTGAGACAACTCATAGATGCTGGTACGTTAGCTAACTTACCAGCTGGATTTAAAGCAAGAGGCATGAGAATCAGAGACGAGGATGAGCCTTTACAACCCGGTGAATTTAGAGACATAGATACGACTGGTGGCTCTCTAAGAGAGAACCTTATACCTTTACCAATAAAAGAACCAAGCAATGTATTAATGCAATTACTTGGTTTATTGGTCGATTCTGGTAAAAGATTCGCAGCTATCGCTGACATGAATGTAGGTGACAGCAACCAAGCTATGCCTGTTGGTACTACTGTAGCTCTTTTAGAAAGAGGTACTAAGGTTATGAGTGCTATCCACAAAAGATTGCACTACGCACAGAAAATAGAGTTTGAACTCTTAGCTAAAGTGTTTGCAGAGTATCTGCCACCATCTTACCCTTTCCAAGCTGGCACAGCTCCCAATGAAATCAAACAACAAGACTTTGATGGTCGTGTTGACATCGTACCAGTATCAGACCCTAACATATTTTCACAAAGTCAGAGAGTTACACTAGCACAAGAATTATTGATGATGGTTCAATCCAATCCTCAAATACATGGACAACAAGGCATGTACGAAGCATACAAAAGAATGTACGCAGCTCTTGGAGTGGACAACGTAGACTCACTTATACCTCCACCACCTGACATGACACCACAACCAGTTGATGCTGGTTTAGAGAACAGTAATCTTATGTTAGGTATGCCAGCTCAAGCTTTTGAAGGACAGAACCATGAAGCACACTTAGAAACACATAAGAGTTTGTTTTTGACACAAGTGGTTAAAGATAACCCACAGATACAATCAATAATCATAAGTCACTGTATGCAACACTTACAGTTCTTATCATCACAAATAGCCAGTCAGCAGATACCAGAAGAAGTGCAAATGCAACTACAACAAGCACAAGCAGATATGCAACAAATGCCAGCAGACCAAGTTATGCAAATGCAACAACAAATACAAATGACTTTAGACCAATATAGTGCACCTATCATGGCACAACTTACATCTGAGTTCTTACAGTCTATAGGACAAGGACAGAGTAACGACCCATTGGTTGACATAAGAAAGTCAGAGCTCGACCTAAAAGACAAAGAGCTAGACATTGAGCAACAACAGTTTATTCAAAAACAAAATCAAAGAGCACAAGAAAAAATGCAAGAGAACATGTTGCAAGAACAACGCATAAATGTGCAAAAAGATATAGCTGATGATAAACTAAATGTAGCTATAGACAGATTAAGACAAAATGCTGATTTAAAGCTTATGGAATTAGGAACAAAAACGAGGAATTAATTATGGCAACATCATTTAAACAAAAAGCAGTAGCTGAACTTAGAGCTGCTAAAAAAATCGAAAGAGAACAAGAAGCTAAAGCACAAGCAGAGCACGAACAAAAAGAAGCTGCCAAGTTATTGGCTAATGAGCAAAGAATAGCAGATAAACTGGCACGAATAGCACAACCAGAGCCTGAAGTTGAAGAAGTGGTAAAAGAAAAACCAAAATCAAAGGCAAAACCAAAAGCTAAAACTACAGCAAAAAAAAGAGGCAGACCAGCTAAGGCTAAAAAATAATGGCTGATGATTATGAGTTGCTTGACGCAGTTAAAAAAATTATATCGCAAAGAGAGTCTCAGATAGGCGAAACCATGATGTCAGGTGGTTTGAAAGATATGGAACATTATAAATATTTGCAAGGAGAACTATCTGCTTTATACTATATGAAAACAGAATTACAGAATTTATTTAAAAAAGATTAAATGGCAAAACTAAAATCTACAAATGAAATAGTTGCAGATGCTTACATACAAGAAGAGGCAAGAGTTCTTGACCCTACTTTATTAGAAAAATCAGTATTAGACAGGATGCCTCAACCAACAGGTTGGCGTATGTTGGTTTTACCATACACTGGTAAAGCAACCACTAAAGGTGGCATACATTTAGCACAAAGCACTGTAGATCGTGAAGCTCTAGCAACTGTAGTTGCTTATGTAGTTAAGCAAGGACCTGATTGCTACAAAGATACAAAAAGATTTAGTGGAAAACCTTGGTGTGAGGAGAAACAATGGGTTTTAATAGGGCGTTACTCTGGCTCTAGGTTTAAATTGGAGGAAGGTGCAGAGGTTCGCATCATCAATG